CGCTCCTGCGGGATACGTTCCATGTCGAAGCCCATATCGGACATATCCTTTACCCAGTATTTAGCCAGGGCATTATCGTAGCCGATCTTGTATGGCCGGATGCCGAGTTGTTTAACCACATATACAAACCAATCAGTAATCAGACTGAAGTCGTTGTCATTGCCGGGCGATATCTCAAGCAATCCCTCCCGGGCCCACTGTAGATAATCCATATTGTCATCGCTCAGAGTCTGCTTGGACTCCGGGATGAAATATTTCTGAATCATGTATTTGTGCGGGTCGCCCGGGCGCATGACCATCATCCTGGCCGATACCAAGTCAGTGGTTTCTGCCAGGTCAACGGCGCCGATGCCGACACAACCACGCAGGGATTCGGGATCGAACGTCTCTACGTTGGTGATTTCCGCATCACTCAGCCAGGCTGTTGCGTTGTTCTGCTTAATATTAAAATCTTTGGCCAGCACGAAAGCTCGAGTCGATTTATCTGTCTTTGCTTCTTCAACCAGGCGCCGCAGGAATGACCACTTCTTGATCGTACCTAGGCCTGGATTACTCTTCACCCAGGACTTTTCATCCTGCCATATCTCGGCCTCATTATCCTGTGTATAAATCCATATCAACCAGCGGGGCCGCTCAAGTTGGCCGTCTAGGACCTGCCGAGCCTCAATCAGTCGGTGGTCCAGGTAGCCGTCGTTCGTAAACCCTTCTGTGGTCAACTCGAAGTACAGCGGTTCGTCCTGCGTTGATAAGGCCTGGCGGATCGGCATGATTGAGGTATCATCCCTCAGTTCGTGGCATTCATCAAACGAACCTACGCCAATGTTACGACCCTCTTTTGCACCTGTCTTTGATGATATCTTCCTGATATTGCCCTTGTTCTTGTAGGAGAACTTGCCGCTGTGCTTCGGTTTTTTGGGGTTGCCGAAGAATATTCCCTTAATATTCTTACGGGTTACCCTGCTGACAACTGGTGATTCCTCCCGCATTGCATCAATGGCCTGAAACATCAGATCCGCTTGCTCATAGTCATTGCTACTGCAAAGAATTTTAATTCCAAGTGGGCCACAAAAAAACTCCGCAAGGTCGATGGCCCCGACCAGTGGAGTCTTACCGGATTTTCTGGAGATCAGGAGAAGGATGTCCTGGTATTTTCTTACCCAGCGACCAACCTCATCATCATAAATCTTAAAGATGTAAATGGCTTCGATAAATGCTTTCTGAAACAGCATCAGAATAAAAGGTTTGCCGGCAAAAGGCGCTTCGTAGAACTTACACTGAGTTTCGATGAACTTGATGCGCTTGTGGGCCTCAGTGAAGTCAATTTTGATGTTGGGGTTATCAAATTCATCCAGATGTATGTCCAACTGCTGCATCAATTCGTTGCCAACTATTATCTCCCCAGATTTGCACTTGGAAATATATTCAAGCAACCAGGAGTGAGTACCATTGTGTTCAGTAATCATTCGAACTCATCCAGACCGTCGTCACCATCATCAAGTGGATTCTTTGACAACACACCATTGAGTGTTTTGATAATCACAGCGTAGGAATTGACGTTTTTCAGGTATTGCCGGGATGACTCGACCGGCTTCTGGATATCCGGGTAATTGGGATGTACCTTGACCATGCCGGTCTCAACCAATGACTGACGTAATATGGCATTCTCAGCGAAGAGGAATGCGGCGTCCATGATGAGACCACTGACTAATTGCCGTTTTGGTTCCTCAATGTCTTTGAATGTAATGGTTAATTTCTCCAATTCAGCCTGATATACGTCTTGTTTCATCTGGCCTTTTTGTGTTTCATCTGTTTTTGGCATGTTTCCAAATTCCTCCAGCCGATTTGAGAATTTACGGTCTGCCCTCTACATGCAACCCTTCCACGGTCCCTTCGGATTGCTTACCATTACGTGACCGGGGGGGCCTAGGCCGTGTATCTATCAAACCATTGACCGATATACTTCGTCCACTCATCCTTGCGGCACCGTCTGCCCTCGTCCATCTCAAGTCTTGATAGGCATTCCTCTTTGCTGACATCACAGAAGATTAACTCTGCCCCTAAGTTGTTGGCTAACTGATCTCTCTTGTAGTGGTCTGCATACCCTCCAACCACCCAGGCGCTTCCCCACTTGCCATACCTTGTTTTGATGTTATCTATCAGTTGATTGTGTATGCCCATCACGTTGCTGAGTAGGTTGTCGGGCTTGTCATACTCGGGCAGTAATGATACCGCCTCATACAACCTGTCCATATCAACAACCAGGTCACCCCGGTTCATGTACTGTCTGATATAGGTTGTCTTGCCTGACATCGGTGGACCGTAGACGATAGACACGCCATGTTCTGATTGATGACCGAACCGATGATGCAAACGGTCGTGACAGTCATGATCGACTATCAGGATGTTCTCGGGGTTCAACGATACTGTTACGTCTGATACGTTCTCAGGTGTTAGTTCCTTGATGTGATGTAGTGTGCAGTCCATTGGACTACCTATCACTCTGCCGCACTCCTGGCACACAGGGCCACGTTCTGCGATGACTACTGCCCTGAACCTCTGCCAGCATTCACGCGCATAGAATGACTTGATGATGCTATATTTCACCATGAAGCATGAAGCCTGATCCAGGTGGTTTGCTCAATCAAGCATTTAAATGTTTCAATCGCTTGGCCCGGCGTTATCAGGTGCAACCGCACTAAACAAATAAGTGCTTTTGCAGATAACCAGTTGATTATCTTACATGTTCTCACGTGAACTGATATCGTTAAAGATTCTGCTAACGCCATTAAATCATCTCCTTGGTTATTCCATCACCACGTTTTAAATTCGCTTTCCTGCTTTCGTATCTCCAACTCTTCCCGCTTTATATCCATGCCCTGCGGATTGTCTGCCCAGTTGTGTTTATCCTTGTTCTTCAGGAAGAAACACATGGCGGCTGTCTCTGGCCCTTTGAACTTCTTTAGCGTGACCTTTTCCACATGCTCCCCACCGTCTGGATCCTTGACGGTCTTTGCTTCGTCCGTATAATAATAATAACCAGTGGCTGCTTTAAAGAGAGAGTTTGCTACCTCTGTTACTTGCGTCTGCCGACCTTTTTTTAATACCTCAGTTAGTTCATTGTGTTTGTGTTTGTAGTTCTCCCAACTGGTCTTACCTATCCCCAGGTTCTTAATGATCTGCGCTTCAGAGAGGCCCTTATCCAGCCATTGCTCAATCTCATAGAACCGGTCTTTAACCCGGCCCTTATATTTGCTTGTGGCCATAGTAGTGCCTCCTGGTTATTTCTATACTGATCCGGCGTGAATGCCTTAATTGCTTTGCGATCAACTATCCGGTGCGGTTTGGGAAACATCATGGAGATCACTGCCAACGCTATAAATGGTATATGGTTCTTCAACCCCGTGCCCACAGCATGCCGCCGTTGCGCCTTCGATATAGCCAAGGCAAGGGTCATAACCGTCAGGTGTTGGCATCCTACCGCACTTTATACAGGGCCTTCTGTCATCAAACAAATGGCCATTGTCGGTATACCTCCAGATATAACCGTCCCAATAAATCTCATGGCCTCGTTGATGTGCTATTACCAATGTCAAAACCTCGATTATTTCAAGTAAAATAAAAGAGCCGCCCATCTCGGACGGCTCTTCGTTGCACAGTTTTTCATCATAAAGAGTATAACACGGTCAATGTGCACGTGTAAAGCATTATTTTTTCGCCCTGTTTTCTGTCGCTCAGAGAGCCTGCGCCCCATAGAACCAAACAGCCAAGATCCTGATAAGACGGCCTCTTTGACGGCACACGGTAGTCCGATCCCGTTTGATGTCTACCCCTATATCGTCATCCGATACACCATCGAAATAATGCCTCTTGACAAGAAAATAATAAGCATCGTTTTCGATAATTTCTAGGCTTTTTTTTATTGTGGCAATCTCATATTCGTCGGCAGCAATGGTGGCCAGGATATCCTGGATGAGCGCTTCTAGCTTTTCTTCCAACGTCAGCCGTACTCCTGAGCGGTTGAACCTGGCAATATCTTTGCTCCGTTCATGAAAACCTGACTGCTGCAGCTCTTCCAAGTGCTGTCTTTCGTCCTCTACCTTTTTGTATAGGGTAGGTAGTGCGTATAGGCGCCGCTCTGTAGCCCTGTAGGCGTCAACTGGAGCTTGTCCGGCTTGTGTGCGGCCGGCTTCTATCCCTGCCTTGACTGCTCGCGCAATTATGGCTTCGATATTTGACTGTTGCTTCTGCTTTTTGTTCTGCATAGCGACTCCTCCCTCTCTTTTGCCCATTCCAACGCGCTACTGACGGCTATCTCAATCTCCTTAGTAATTACTAACTCTTGTGATAAACAACGGTATAATCCCAAAAAGAAACCAGCCGGTGCAAGTATATTTCGGCGCAAATCCAAGCAGGCCCGGATACCCCTTTTTGCTATCCCATTCGCGCTTGATGATCATGATAGTTCACCTCCTCAATCTCGATCGCTGTCCTCGGGTTATCTTTATCGACACCGGCGATCCTTGACCCATCCCAACTCACGATGTCCCGATCATTTACGATTATCTTTGCCCTCTCCAAGATATCCGCGGTTGATTGTTCAAGTCCTATCAAATCCGGCCAACTCCTCCGGTTCGGCATCCAGTACGATACCGTCACATGCACCTGTCCAATAAAGCGTGGCGCCCGGAAACTCAGCAGATACCAGAGGCAGGCTTCTTCATAGCGGCGATACTGGGGAGACTGAATGATGCCGGGTTTCCCAGACCTGGCGTTCCGGATGATCTGCTCCGAGTTCTTTTTCGTCATTGGCCGCCCGGGCAGTATCAACCGGGCCATTATGCGCTCTCTTTCTGCCGGTATTTCACTGTCACACATGTCCAGCCACCTCCCTCTGCCCCTGTATTTGGTACACACACCACATCTCGTATATCATCCATTGGTACCCGCACAGCTTCTTCCAGCACCGTCATCCCGAGCGGTAAAACCTCTTTAAGGCGTTTCGTTACCCAGCTGGACGTAAGATTATCCTGGCCACCCCGCTCCAGCCAACGCTGCCGAGCATGTTCTGATATTTGCACCCGTGATGCTTTATATTTCGGCATGGGTATCACCTCACGTCACGTAGAGGTCTGTATATTTAGACTCTTTATTATCAACCGGTGCTATAGGAGCTGCCCTGGATTTATCCTCTTTCATTCGGACAACCACCCAATTCATGATCGCCCCATAATCTGAGGCATAGTCTTTTTTTGTTACTCCTTTACCTGTTTCATGTTTCCAGCCGGATAATATTTCAATCATGCGACCAGTGTCGGCCGGGCCAAATTTATCAATCAATTTCGAATGTTCTGCTTCTGTCATTTTCACATTGTCGGCAAAAGAAACTTCCGTCACGGACGGGAGATCCTTACTCTCTTTTTTACTTTTCTTTTCTTTACTTTCCTTTACTTTACTTTGTCGGGTTTCTCCAGGGTTATCTCCGGGGTTTTCCTTATGGTTTTCCCTATAGTTTTCCTCCCGGCTCTCCTTACGTTTCCGCCAGTTTTCTCTTATTTTATTAACTTCAGTAAACCGTTTTCTAATACCATTGCTAGTCAGGACACAGCGATTTTCATATTGCTCACGATCTAAACAATTAATATCGAAAGCTGTTTCTAATATCTCATTAAACTTATCCATACTGACCCCAATTTTCTTAATCAGGGCAGCTAATATAGCAGTTTTTGATACATCCAGTTCCGCACTAGATGTTCGATAAATGCGCTCCAGAAGGATGAAATAGAAGGCATATCCATCATTGCCATGTAAAGCACGCAGCGCCTCTATTTTTTCATCATTTGCGGCATCGGTATCATGAGGAAAATAATCCATGCCTTCTTTTAATGGTCGTGCCATATCTGGACCTCCTACTAATCACGCAATGATGGATGTTCCTCGTCACTGTCTGTATATTTAATCCCTTTCCCGAAGCTCCTCGATTTCGCTGACCAACTCGCTCACCACCGCAGCCAGCCCGTCAGCTTGATGCTGTGCGGCCCAGAGCTCCTGGTCCTCGATTGCCAGGAACTTCCGCAACATCTCACGCTGGTACCAGAGCTCCTCGATTTCCGCCATCATCTTTTCCTTGCTTACGAGGAGCAAATACCGCAGAGGTATTGGTAGTTGAGTAGTCGACTGTTTCACCGCTTCATTTTCGGCCAGTTCTTTTGCTTCACTCATCATGCCGCCCTCCTCAACCGCTCAAAATCAATAATCACATGATCTACTCTCCGGCTGTAGGCCAGGGTATGGGGATGGTTCACCCCGTACCTCTCGGCCATCTTCACCAACCGTCCCTTCATCAGCTCGATGTGCATGTGGAGACGCAAAAGCTCACTCATAAGACCGCCTCCTCGCCACCACCAAATACTATGGACATTTACCCCACCCCCGCAATTTTCTCCCTCTCAACCTTCAACCACTTGCATACCTCTCTGCCATACTTTCTCTGTTTAAACCAGCACTGGCACCCTCGACGCTTTATGTCCCATGCCATTAAATGCAATCCGTGCCGCTTGCAGTAGCCGGTCATTACCCCACCCCCAGCCCATCATCCAGGGTACTTTGCTCCCACCGATACCCCCGCCAATACTCCTCCGGGTACATCTGCCTGATCATATCGGCCAAGGAAGTACCTGCGTATTTGCCCTTCGCATCACGCACCAGACAGGCGGTGCAGTACATTCTCAGGTTTTCGGTTTCGGCTCCACAGGATAGGCATTTAGACATCTGCGATCATCCCTCCAACACATCATCAATGGTCATCTGCTCATTAAGCCTTTTGGCTCCCTGTAGGTTCTTGGCCGCCGCCCGGAAGTAACTCTCTTTTAGTTCGATGCCGATAAATCGCCGACCTAATTTAATAGCCTCATAACCAGTCGAGCCAATGCCAGCAAAGGGATCTAACACTATATCATCCGGAGCCGACCATAGCATCACTGCCCGCTCAATCACCCCCAGTTGCAGGGGGCAAAGGTGACGCTCGTCGTCGGCATCCCGGGCCTGCTTTACGTTGAGCACGTCAGTTTCCCGAATACCTCCCGGGTAGTCTTTCGTCTGTCTGTACCACACCGGAGCCGCCCATTCAATCCATTGCTCCTCAGTGATCCAACCGCCCATTGGGTTATATTTCTTTGATATCCCTGCATGAATCGGAACTGGGTTATCTCCAGGTTTCCGGAAGTAAATTAGGTAATCGGCCAGTGCCATCCGCATCATCGAAGAATCAGTGGCAAGGGACTTGAATAGTAGGCCTCGCTCCTTATTCCTGACG